GATAAGGATTTCTAAAAGGTTTGAAAGGATTTTCTACTAACCTAATAATTTTTCCTCTGTGCATCCAAATATTAACTTGGACTTCTTCACTATCATCAATATCTTCATCAACACTAAGACCTTCTTCTCTTGCAGCCATTGCATTGATTGTTCCCCAGTATTCTAAAACTTCAAATCTATTATGAGTGATATCTGCGTAATGACTTTTTTCTAAATCAATATCAGTTTCCCATTCTTTCTTAGTATAGTTAGCACCCATCTTTAAACATTCCATAATAGCTGCTTTATTAAAGAAAGGTCTATTAGCTAAATCTAAAAATTGATGTCTGTTTAATCTGTGTCGTTGGATAATAAATTCTGCTTCATCCATACTTCTTGCATTAGGGTCTGGATAAAAATCCCAGATACTAACAAATTCTATTTTAGGAACTTTTACAATTTCAGGAACATACTCTCTACCGTTACCTGTATTAATATATTTATGTAAAGTTTTATTATAAGTAAAAGGTCCTTTAATAATTCCTGTACCTAATAGACAAGCTTCAAAGATTGCATTACGCAAAGCAATGCTTCCATCTGATTCTTCTATTTGGTCATGAATTAATTTTTCTAATCTTCGTGCTGCAATTTGTGCAGGTTTAATTTGTGGCATTTCAGGAGATGGTGCTGGTCCTTCTGTTAAGTCAGCAGCTTCATATTCTTTTTGAAGCTCTCCTAATTGTAATTCGTTTAATGTATTAAATGTTGCACCTTTTGGTAGTTCTTTTCCATCACCAGGAAAACCTAAACTACTTAAGTTAGGTTGCATTGACATTTCTTCACCAGGCATGTAATCCATATTTCCTTCTACACCAGGAATAGGATTTAAATTTTCATCACCTTGTTTTTCTTTTAAAGGATTAAGATGAGCATACTCTGCAATACCTTCAGGTACTCTTGTTTCTTGAATTGTTAATGGAAATTTATTTGCACCGAATAGTACATCAATTAATTGTCCGTAAGCTGCAAGTACTTTTGTTTTAGTTACTTTAACAAATACTCTTGACTTTTCATTTTCTCTAAACTTAACGTCTTTGTAATATCTACCTCTATAATTATGGTAGGACTGTAACCATCTTAATTCATCATCTCGTCTAGTTGTTTCACATTCTTGAAATTTAGATTGTACAATTCCAACTAAAGCTGATTGAGATTTATTCTCTTCCATTTCATTATCTTCATTTGGAATAGAAGTATTTAATTCTTTTGAGCCGTACTCAGCCATAAATATAAACCTTTAATTAATAAGTAATTACCTATAATAATACACTTTTTTCTTTAGTTTGTCAACTTATTTTTTTAATTTCTATAATTACACTAGTAGGGATAATAGTTACATTACCAAGTTCATCTATATCTCCTGCTTTATCTATAGCATAGTCACCAAAAATTCTAGTCACACCTTTTGTTTGAGAAAGCAAATGTCCTTTTGTATTACATTCAGGCAACTCCATAGACATTAAATCATCTATACTCATCCAAGATGAATCACTAGAAATATCATACCATCGTATTTCTACTAGAGGATATTTGTCTATATCTGTCTTACGTTTCTTACGGAGTTTAATTTTTCTTTTTACCATCTTTAAAACCTTTCTTAGCTTTACCATACGGATTAAAACTTCCTTTACCTTCTACCTTACTATCTCTACACCAATCTGTAAATTGGTCTTTCATTCCATTACCATCCGAGTATCTAAACATATTCATTTTAAATACTTGTTCTATATTATCTTGTTTTAAATATTCTATAAGTTCTTCATATGACATTACCTCATCATATTCTTCATTAGTCTTTGTGTTTTTAAAAGTATATAAAGGCATATTAATATCCAAAGGTTGGGTCTGCTGGTACAAATCGTTTTAAATTATTCATATCTTCCCAAGCAGTTCTTGATTTAGGTCTTGACATTACTAAGTATCGTAATGCATCATAAGCATGGTCAGAAGCTTTAGTATCTACATCTTCAGGTTTATTAGGGTCTAAAGGAATAGATTGTAATTCTCTAATTAAATTAGGACAAGTTTTAAATATCTGCATTTTAGGTCTACCATTATCTGCAATCTTTAATCTCTCATGTATTTGTATCTTACCCTGTATTCTGTTCTTATCTGCCCTTCTAAGCTTATGTCCTGCTCTAGACAGTACTTCCCCTACCGTAGGACCAGTAGAGCCTGTTCTAGCCCATGCTGCTCCGTCTAAGACCCCATTTACAGAGAGTCTGTCCTCTTTCTCAAATTCAAATATTCTTTGTGCTAAAGCTTCGCCTGTTAAACCTTTTTGATATAGTTCTCTATAAATAATTAATGTTTCATCACTAGGGTCTATTGCAGCCCAGATACATGCTGATTCTGCTGCATAACCATAGTCAATTCCTTTTACTCTTTCCCAATGCTTAGGTAATTCAAATGGGTCTATGCAATGTGTATCATAATCAAACTCAACAAAAGCAGCACCTTCGGCAACATCCCAGTTTCCTTCTAGTAATTGTTTTCTTTGTACTGGTGGTAATGACATAAGCATTTGCTCATACTTACCATCTGCTGCAAGAAAAGGATTATCTTCTAGTCTTGCTGGTATAAACTTTCTTGTTATCTTATCTTGTCCTACAAAAGATTCGTTAGGAGGACTAGGGTCTAGATATCTTTTTTTAACCCAATGTCCTCCAACCCCTCCAGGGTTTGCTGTACACCGAATGTAGCATTGTATTTGATTATTAGTTGTTCTCAATCGTGATTGCAAATACTGTAAGGGAAACTCTGTAGGATATTGTGTTAACTCATCTATTCCAATCCATGTATAGGATTGTCCTTGATATCGGTAAACATCAGCATCCCTATCTAGATAACCAAACTCTAAAGAAGCTCCGCTAGGAAACCTCCAAGTCTTTTCTACTTCTCTAAACTTTGCACCAACAAAAGCTTTAGGGTATAGTTCTCTAGACTTATCTATTAATTCTCTTAGTTCAGGCATAGACTTTCTAAGTAACAAAGCTCTATGTTCTTTTAAGTGCATATACCTTAATGGGTCAACAAGCATAGCATAGGACTTACCGCCTCCTGCTGAACCACCATATAAAACATCCTGTTCACCTGCAGCTAAGAAATCTGTTTGTGGACCAGGGTTTGGTTTAAATACTATTCTAGTTTCGTCTTCTGTAATTAAATCTTTTACTGCTTGTGGTAATGTTTCAAATTCTTTTGTATCTAAGATAGTACCTTTTTTATCTGTATCTTTTTGTTGCTCTGCTTGTTGTACTTTAGCAATTGCTTCTTTTTTCTTAGATAGTTTATAAGATTTATTCTCTAGTTTCTTTCTAAGCTTTTCAATTTCTCGTTCTTTTTCTTTAACTGCTTTTCTAGCAGCTAACTTAGCTTTATGTTCTGCACCAAAGTTATATTGTCTAGGCATTTGTCTTACTTAATAAACCATTAGGATTACTAGGTGAAGGTCTATCGGTATCTTTGTCAATGATTTTTTTTAATCCCATTGCTGATAACTTTCTTCCTGTTTGATGTTCTAATATCTCTACTGCACCTCTTAAAGAGAATGCTCCAGCTTTCACACCTTCTTTCGCATCTTCTAAAGCTTTAATTTCTTTTTCAACAGGCTCTAATGTTTTATCTCCAGTTAATCTATATCCATAAGGTATAGTAGAGCTTTTCCTTTTATTCATCATCTGTTTCTACTTCCTCTGCATTGATATCAATTACAGCTTTCTTTTCAGGCAACAAGAAAATACCACCTGCCGCAGTATGTGTTACATCTAGCTTTTCTCGTTTTGATATTCCCACTCTGTCTAATAGAGTTTGTGCAGCTTGTAATTTAGCTGCTACTTGTGGTATAGGGTCATCACTTTCTAGAATCTCTACAAGCTTCTCTGCTGCTCTAGGTGCAGACTTAGCTAATATCTTATTGGCAACATCTATAATCTCCTCTTTCAGAGAGTCCACAACGGCTGATGCTGATGTTTCCGCATAACCTGCTATTACTAATGCTTGTTTAATGTTTCCTCTAGCTTGTCCTGATAAGGCATCTAGGAAAGATTGCTGTTGTTCTGTTAGTTTTCTTTTGGTTGGTGTACCTGGTAGAAAGTTATTATTCATATGATTCTATTATAGCATATAAAAATCTAGTTGACAACATAAATATTTTTTATTTTAGAGTTGACGAATGTTAATAGTGGGTGTATAATAACTATAGTTGCCCTCCAGGGGGTGAAGCATATACATAGATTAAATAAATACTTTCTCTGGGGCAGTCCAGCAATATAGCAACTCCCATTCACATCTCTAAAGCGGGGCGAGTCCTATCTAGTTTACAATTAAAACCTGCTCAAAATGTATAAGCAGTATATACACTACCACGGCTACCCCCCATGGCTCTTATATACCCCTTTTGTTCTCATCCTTAAGTGTTCCTGTAATGTTCTATTTATTATTTAATTATCTTCAAAGGTATAGCTAGATAATTAGTAACACTAGTTTACAACAATAGTGTGATATAAATACAACAGTAAAGGTATCTTAAAATACTTCCTACAATCTCCAACAATTCCAATAAATACAACCTCCATTAGATTAATCTACTAGCTTAAATTATCCCTCCAATTCTGAAAATATAATTTTAATTTTTAGAGCAGGCGGAGGGTCTGTTGCTCTTTAAAACTTATCCACA